GGGTCGGACTCCAAAAGGGTTTGGGGTTCGGTTGCGATTGTTTTGGTTGCGCGGGCTCGTAGGGCTTGGCGTGTTCGGTTTTTTGCTTCTAGGTACCTTTGTCCTCGTTTGGCGTTGCACGTTTTGCACGACGGCACGAGGTTGTCGGGTTCGTCGGAACCGCCGCGGTCGTGCTCAATGATGTGGTCGGCTTCGGTTGCTGGTCGTCGTTTGCACCAATGGCACGTTGGGTTGCCTGCGAGTAGTTGGGCGCGGTTGCGCCGGTATGTGGTGTCGCTTGTTCGTTTTGACATTGTGGCCGCCTTTGCTGATAGTAGCGGGGGAATTTCCCCCGCGCCCCCTACTGGCGCGCCGCTGCGCGGCTTGCCCTCTCCGTGGTTGTAGTAGGCAACGGGCATAGCGCCCCCGGGCTGCCACCCGGCTGACTATCGCTCAGCTCGCACTAGCCCACACCCGCTTGGTTTCGTGCATGGGACCTCCCACGCCTGTCTGACGGGCTAAGTCACGGGGATTAGCCGCGCACGGTTCACACGTACACCCCGTGTCACGCAGGGGTTGCGCCTACAGCAGTAGGGGTTATTGAGTTGTGGTTTCGCCCTTGTACCAACGTGAGCAAATGCGAAACGCTTGCTGCACGTCGCTGTCGGCGTAGTCAATCCATGCCTCGGCGTTGTCGCCCTTAGCGTTGAGCAGAGCGCGGCGGGCGTTAAGCAACGCCATTTGCACAGCCATTACGTCGGACATGGTGGGGTTAAGTCGTATGGGTTTCATGCGTCCTGCATTAGTGAGTCAATGAGTTTAGAAGCTTCCATTTTGAGCAATGACGCAAATGAGGTGCCCGTCAATCCCGGTAGGCGTCGTTTGGCGTCGGCTACTTGTGCAGCTGAGTCGGTGATGCCTTTGGCGGCGTACATGGCACGGATTTTGCGTAGCTGTGCGTCGGACGCGCCTGCGGGTGAGCCGCTGCCCGGTGGCCTCGGGTTATCGGGGAATGGTTCCTCGTATTGGTGGCGGGCCACTTTGGTCATTTCCTCACGGCTTGGCCGTTTCGCGGGGTCAGAGCCGGCCAGCCCCGCGTTACTCAATGCGCGTCCAACGCTGCTGGTCTCACAATTGGCAAGGTGTGAGGTGCGGTTCACGGGGCTGCTGCCGCGTGTTTCCTCCTCCCACCCTGTCGCAATGAGCGTGTCGCCAACGTACAGCTCGGCACGAAATACGCACCGTTCGTCGGTGTAGTGCACCAAATGCGTAATAACCCGTTTTGGTTGCTCTGTTGGTGTGTCTAGCCAACGCGCTAGTCGGGTGGCTACTGGTTCGTAATCGTCAAGGTTAAATGCCACGGTGCTGCCTCCTGTGGGTTTGTGTGTCTCAATGTAGCGGATAGGTGTTGCATGGTTATTGGCGCGCTCGCAACCAATCGCACAAGTCCCACCATGATTTGAGCACCCGCTTGGGGGCAATAAGGAATTCGTCATAAATTTGGCGGTGTTTGTCGTACCGTACGTCCCGGGTCCATTCCTCGCAGCTAGACACCGGCACAACCACCGTGTCCAACGTAATTTGGCTGACCATGACGTACGCGACGGGTCGGCGCGCCTTGTTGGCAAACCCGTGCGCGGTGTCCACGATCAACGTGGGCCATTGGTATGCGGTGGGGTCGCCGGTAAACGTCCGTGACGAGCTTTTAACTTCCAGCACACCGGCCGCGGTAATCACGTCTTTTTCGTGTTTGGTAAACCGTTCCCGGTCGGCTTCGTCTTTAGCGAATTCCAGCGGGGGCAGCTCGGCGGCTATGCCTTGGGCGTGTAACTCGTTCACAATGTATTGCGCGTAGTTGTGACCGAGCCGAAACGCCTCGTGGTAGTTAAACGTGGTGGCCACGGGCCTCCAGCGTCGCTATTTCGGCGCGTAGTTCCTCAATCACCGTTTGCTGGTACATGAGGTGTGCAATGGCTTGGCTAAACATTGTGAGGTCACTTGCGTTGCGGCAATGCTCGGCGTATTGCGTGAGCTCTGCAAGCAATTTGTCGGTGCTGGTCACGTTGTACCACGAGGACCGTTTTACCGTCCGAGCAGCCATACCAACCCCACGTAAATAGCGCAAAAGATGACGCCAACAATTAGTAGGTTGTCCATTGTTCCCACCCTCCAACCCGCCAAATGATGAGTGCCGCGTACAGATTTACAAACGGGTCCAATAGTGCGTTGCAGTCGTCTAGGACGCCGTGCATTTGTAGGTAGCCCTCAGGCCAATAGCGATTGCCCTCACACCATGAGTCGGTGTGTATTTGCATAAGACCGAGGCTGACGCCTAGGCCGAGGTCCCCAACGGCTTGTGCGTAACAACCCGACTCAGCGCGCATAACTCGTACGACGGTCGGGATTTGGTCCAGCGGCCAGCCGGCTGACACCGCCAGACGGCCGTAGTCGTCGCAAGTAGGGGGTAGGGCCACCGTGGTAGGGGTGACGGGTTTTGGCGCGGCTACGGGGCTGTGGACGCTTGTGGTGGGCTCGGGGTATTGGCCCATAATGTCAATAACGCGCGGGTCGCTGGCTTGGGCGTTTTCCCGTTCCAGCAGCCCGCCGGTAACGGTGCCAACGATCATGGACAGCGATACGGCTAGGCCGGTGATAATGCCGGGGTTCATTTATTGGCCTCCTGTGTGGGGGTCACGCTGCGGTGCTCCAGCTGCACGGGTACGCCCCAACGGTCCCACGATTGCTGCCTAAATGCGATTTGGCAAGCTTGTGACTTGTCTTGGCCTTGTGGCCGGAATAGTTGCACCATTACTTCGGTGCCGTCGGGCATTGTGCCCACAAATACTTCGTAAAGGATTATGTCCACTTGGTGCTGCCTCCGTGGTTGGTTTAGTTGTCGTTTTGTACCGTAGCGGGCGGGTGTGGGGTTGTGGTGAATATCTGCTTAAACGCTTGTTTTACGCGGTCCGGGTCTGTGGCAAACGCTAGCTCTAGTTCTATGTGCAGCCAGTCACCGCCGGGTGCGCCGGTGAACGTATGTTTGGTCGGCTTTTGCCATGCCTCAGCGGCGTTGGGTTTGACGACACCTACCCCGGCGCGGTCGCACCGCCATGACCTGCCGTGTGGCTGTGGCCAATAGTCAATTACAAGCTGTATACCGAGGTGCTGCCAATTGGTTAACGCAATACGTAAAAAGTCCATAGCGAGCCGTCGGCCGTCTGTAACGCCTTTGCCGTTTGACTTCATGTAGCGATACGACAAGTCCATTGCCACGCCTCGGGCATGGTTAGACACGTTGCCGGGTTTGCCGCGTATGTCGCGCACAACCCATGTGCCGTTATTCCATAGCGCACCGTTGGACGCAATACCGGCTTGCCGTGCCCACTCCTCGGTGCCCGGCAGCTTGCTTTTAGCAACCGGGTAGGTAGGTACTACGTACGGTTTCGGCATTACTGCTTTTTATTATCGCCAAGCTCTTTGTGATGCCCAAAAAATGACGCAAGGTGTGGGTCACTCACTTTGCTGCTAATAAACGCCAGCAACGCGGTGGCTAATGGCATACACATGGCAATTAGTGCCGGGTCAACGTTGGCGTTGTGTGCAAGGTAAACGCCAATACCAAGCAATCCGCCTTTAACGGTCTGGTCGGCTGCCTGTTTAGTTGCACCGTTCATGGCTAACACCTGTCCTGTTCTACGGGATTAGTGCTGCCACTTCGTCGTCCGTCAATCCTAATGCGGCAAGTTTGGCGCGGGCTGACTCTTTCGCTGCTTCCTGTGCGGCCAGTCGTGCTTCCAGTTCTTGTGCTGTAACTTGCGTCGCCTCAATAGCGGCGGCTTCGTCAGGTGTTGCATCACGAATTTCGTCGTCAATTTGCACAATGTAGGTCATTTCTGCCTCAATTCTTGTAGCCGTACACTTTGATCGTTCCGCCAGTCAACGTGCCGCTGGCTGGGATCAAAGTGAAATCTGTGTATGACGTCGTATTGTTAACAAATCCGCCAAATGACCCAGCGCGACCACCTGTAATAGTTTGCACGATCACACCTCGCGCAGTTGTGTGCTTAGCCAAAAAAGGATTCAGAACGTCAATAACGGCTTGCAATCCGTCTGCTTGACCGTATCCCACGCGACCGATTGACGCGCCGTTAGACACAAAGCCGCTGTCAAAGTTTCCATTAGCAAATAGCGCTGCAGCAACGGACGAATAATACCCAGTTGTTGTGGCACCAAATTGCAAATTTAGATAATCTGAACCCGCGCCACCGCTGACACTAATGCGATAATTATCATACGTTGCGCTGAATACACCTGTCACGGCAACAGATGAAACAGCGCTGCCAATTGTTTGCGATGTGATAAGAGTCAAACCACTATCCGCAGCGGGGCCGACTGTGGCCCAGTTTGACCCGTCGTAATATTGGACGACATTTGCATTTTCCAAATAGCACAATTGCCCTTCGGCCAACGTTTTTTCGCCCGTCCCACCAAATGCCGCGTCGCGCGCCGTTGTGTCAGCAAATACCGGCACACCGGTACGAGCTGATTGGTTCATTTGCACCGCGGTTAACTGCTGCAGCGCGGTAAACGTGGGTACTGAGGTTTGTGCGTTGGCTCCCATGGTGATTGTCAGCCTAGAACGTTTTGGTCCAAAAAGCCGTACACCGGCGAGTCCAATTCCAGCACGTAAACAACCGTAGTGGGGGCCGTCCAAAACCGTATGGTGTGGCCCCGGTCAAACTGAATAGAACCGTCAATACCCTCCACCGACAGCTCCTCACCAATGGACCCCACCCCGGTGACTTGCTTGGACACGTAAATGGTGTCGCCAATGTCCACCGTTACAGCATCGTCCCGCTGGCCTGTGGTCAGCATGAGAAACTCGGTTTGGACGCTTGTAAACCGCGGCTCAGGCGTGCCTTGCAGCAAATAGGTGGCAGCGTCGTCCAGCTCATTTTGGTCATGCAGCAAGCTGTTGCCGATGTTGCGGCCCTGAATAAAATACGTTGCTTGGCTTGTAAGGTCCTCCGCTAACCCAATGTCCCCGTCCAGCCCGGTGACCACGGCACGGTTTACGACGTTGCTGGCGTCAAACTCAATTTGCACGTCGTTGTATTTGGCTTGTAGCGGGTTGGTGTCGCTGAACTCAATAACCGGGCCGGACAATGTGCTACCAATGCGCGGCTGAAAAGTAAATACCCCCGATGAAGCCATAAACAGCCGTCCAAACTCCGAGGTGTAGTTAATTTGTTGCGCGTATGTGAGGGCGTTGGTGCCTGCCGGGACGGTGTATGCCGAGTCATGGCCGAGGTTGACGGTGCCCGGGTCAATGTCACGCAGCGCACCGGGAAATAGATTGACCTCGGGCAGGTCAAGCAGCGACTCCAACCGCTCGCCGGACGTTTCGGTAGTTACATTCCATTGGTCCAATACGGCTTGGCTGAGCTGATAAAACCCGTCTACGCATTGCAAAATAACTTGGTTGTCTCCGCTCATCTCAAATTGGTAGTCAAAATTGTTAATAATGCCCGTAAAAATGTAGGTGCTGTCACGCTTAAGACGGATTGCGCGCATAGGGGCAATGCCGGGCTGATTGTTGGCCGGGTCGTAATACGGGCTACCCGGGTCATACGGGGAGAGTGCGCCACCGGCTAGCTCATCGTCCAATACGACGGTCATGGTGCCTGCGCTGAACTGGTCGGTGGGCCGGTGACGGCCACGCCGGTAGTCAATGCGTTTAACAAATGTCGTCACGTCAGCAAACGTTTGGGTCGGCCCGAGGACATACGTGGAATTATCCAAAATTCCTTTTAAGGGGTCGTCCAAAGTAAACGCCAAATAGTCGTAGCCGGTATCTATTTCCAGCGTGTAGCTACCGCTGTTTACAACGGTGGCGGGCATTAGTCCACCAAACCAAAAGCACTAGCAACGGTGATGTCAATAGCCCCGTTGCGTCGCTCAAACTGCTTGAGCGCGTCCACAATGCTTTGCCCTGCAAGGGCCGGTTCCAAGCTCTGCGCGTAAATGACGTACTCGTTGTATGTCGGTGGGGCGACAAGCGACCCGGCACCGGCCATACCGGCACCAAACAACGCGCTTGCGCCTTTAACGTCGGCCGGGGTTTTGGCACCCTTAAGCACCCCCGACGCAGCCCCGACGGCTGCCTCCACGCCACGCAAATACGCTTGCGCCGAGTCAATACCGGCTTGGTAAAACTTGGCTGCCGTCGTCATGCCGAGCTCGTCGGCTACCCGCTCAATAGTGTCCACGAGCGCGTTAACTTTAAGCACCGATTGCGCGCCGCCAAGTATGGCGTCTGCGATTTCCGTACCGCGGTCCACACCGGCTGAAATGACGCGGCGCAGCGCACCGGCTGATAGGCCCGCGTCCAACAGCTGCCGCACCTTGTCGCTAAAAACGGTTGTACGGTCGGCTTGTTCTTGCAGCTCGTCAATAAAGCCGCTAGCAACATTGTCCCCGGCGTTGGTAAACGCCATGTCCAAGTCCAATGCACCCATAGCGGCGTCCCGGGTGGATTGGTAAAAGTCGTCAAACGCGGCTTGTGCGTCTTCCACACGCTTTTTAGCTGCGTCCAACGCTTTACCCATTTCCTGTTCCAGCGCACCCGCAAGTTCTTTGGCTTGCTCGGCCAGTTTCTTTTGCCGTTCCGTCAGCTCTTTAGTCGCGGCCCCGGTCTTTGTCTTTTTGTCCTCGTTGTCGTCAAGCACCCCGTTAAGGTCCTTAAAATCTTTCGTTGCGCTGTTAACTTTTTCGCCCAACGACTCGTAACGGGAAATTTGTGCGTCTGTGAACATGGGGGTGGCAGACAAAATGCGGTTGGCGCGCTCCGCTTCGGCAACAAGGTTGTCAAATGTGCCGCTAATGCGGTCCCCAAGCGCGGTGATTTTGCCACCAAAAATACCGATGTCTTTACCTGTGATTGCCGATAGTGCGGTGCCGATTGGGTCCAACGCAGACAATGCGAATTTGCTAAACGCACCAAAACCGTTAGACAAACGCTGTAGGTCGCGCAGCACCTTAACGGCACCGTCACCAAACGCGGCCACGAATACGCCAATGGCACCGCTGAGCCCTCGTTGACCAAAAGCGTCAATGGCAAGGTCAATAGCCGGAATAAACCGCTCGTTAAGGAATTGCACAACCCGCGTAAACACCGGCAGCAGCACCTCGCCAAGCTTGGCTTTAACGTTCTCAATTTGGGCTGCCAAAATGCGTTGCTGGTTAGCGAGCCCGTCAGCTGTGCGGGCAAAGTCCCCTTGTGCGTCCCCGGTTTGCTCAAAAATAAGCTTTTGCGCGGCAAGTATTTTTTGCTGTGAAGTCAGCGCACCGTTGCCTTTGTAAATGCCCATTTCCATTGCGGCTTGCTTGAGCGCGGCATCATTGAGTAGTACCCCATACCGGCGCAACGGTTCGGACTCGCCACGCAGCGCGGCCCCCAACGCCTGTACCGCGTCCTCGGGTGTGGTGTTGTTAAATGACGCAAGGTCAGACGCCAGCTGTACGAAGTCGGTACTAAACGTGGCCAGCTGCTCTCCTGCGAGCCCGGCAGCTTTACCAAATACGCCGAACGTGGACGCAGCTGCAAGGGCCTCCGTCTTGGATTGGCCGAGGCCCCGGGCAGCTTTGCTAGCAAAGTCCTCAATGGCCCGGGCCGCCTCACCGAACACAACCCGGTTTTTAGATAGCGACTCCTCTAGGTCCGACGCGGCCTGTACCGCGGGCATGACGACCTTTGTGAAGCCGACCACGGCCGCACCGGTAGCAATTGCGGCGGGCAACAATGCCTTGCGGAATACGAAAGCGGCCTTGCTGGTTGCGCTGTCAAGGCTTTGGAACTCTTTGACGGCCCGCTGTACGCCCTTGGCGTTAAATTCCGAGACAATGGGTATGCGGATAGCCATACGGTCAGACTACCCAAGTACGAGGTTGCGGTTGACTTGTGCCATAACGTCGTTTAGTAGGTCGCGCATAGCCGACTCAACAGCGTCCCGATTGGCTTCATAAGCAGGCCATAAAACGCGGCTGGCTTTACCTTTCCGCATTTCTAGCCCTGCGATCATGTTGCGCCCGGCTTGCGTTGCACCGCGGGACTCGCGGCCCGCAATGTCATAAATGGTGTTTATTGCACCTGACCATTGGATAATAAACGTGGCTAGATTGCTCATGTAGCCGGACCATTCCCGCGGTTTTTTGCCGGACACCCGTGCTTTTATGTAGTCGTCTGCAATGGTGCTATCCCACGGCAACAGCTTTTGGCCGCTTTTGGTTGTCCAACTACGGTTCCAGCCGCGAATTGGGACGCCAAGCGGTAGCCGTGATTTTGCCTCGTCAATGACGGGCCGCACAATCTTTTTGTAATCGGCTGTTACTTTGCGGCGGGCTCGTTTGTCAAAACTGTTGAGCTCACGCAAAGCGTCCTTGACGCCGTAAACCTGTATGGTGCCGTAAATCACCGCTTTTTGTTCCGTTCCTCTGCCACCTTGATAACGGTAGCCAAGTCGCGGGTATCAAACTCGTCGTACGGGGGCCAGTACCCGGTAGCTAGCAACAACTCTGCTAGCTGCCTGCGGTAACTGCCCCGTCCGTAGGGTGGCTCTCCTCGCTGTCCACAACCTCAAGGTCGTCCAACGCTTCACACCATTTGTCAAACTCCGCAATTTGGCCGCCCTCTTTTTTTAGACTGGCCCAAGCAAGAAACGCAAGGTCCTCCACAGCAAACCCGGCTGCAAGGTCCCCGGCCCGCTTTTTGTATTTACGCTCCCATTGGATAATGGTGCCGAGGCTGGTTTCCACAACCCGCGTCGTCTTATCCGCTGTGACCTTAATTCGTAGTTTCATGGTGCTGCCTCCTATGGCTTACGGTGCGGTTGTGTCAATCGTGAGCGCGCCACCCTGCAGAGTGATCTGAACCTCGGAAAGCTCTCCAATGGAGCCGTTCACAATGTCCAAACTTTCCAAATAAGTTTCGGAGAGCTCAAACTTGGGGTTGGTGGCCGACTCGTTACCGCTGGCGGGCTTAACGCTGACGTACACCTGCGTCCCAACGAGGGGCTGCAACGTGGCGTAGGTTTCCGAGCTCGCGTACGACATGAGGAACGTAAGGGTGCACGTGTGGTTTTGCAGGCCTGCCGTGTAGCGGCGGCCATTGGAGCCAAACGCGGTGCTTTCCAACGCCTCAACAACCTGCGTAAGCACAGCCGACTTGCATTGGTCGGTAATGTCGGTGCCGGGCGTTGCCGCGCCAATCGTGACAACCGGGTTGGCGAGGTAGGTAACTGTAGCCATGTGTTACTCCTTTGGCTTGCGTTTGCTGGTTTTAGTTCTACCATGCGGCGCAACCGTTTTGGTGTCATCGCTGGCGTTTTCGGTGGCCTCAATCATGCCCGCACCGAGCAGGTAGCCAACATTAAGGCTGCCGTCGTCGTGCACCGTATCTCCGGGCCGGTGAGCTCCAAACGGGCGCACAACGCGGTATGTCATGGGGCTACCTTAGTGCTTATTTCTAGGTCATAGCTCGCGTACGACGCACCGCTTATTTGGGTAATCGTAGGACGGCCCGACAGCAGCCCGATTTGTGCCGCTCGCACCTTGTCGGCAAGCTCAAGCAGCTTGGCGAGTGCGCGACGGTCACCGGGGCCAACCGCAAGGATTTTTACCGTAAAATCCATTTGCGGCACGACGTTGGTGTGCATGGTAAATGCGGGGGCCTCCACCAATACGCACGGTGGGTTTATGTTGCGCGGGTCGCTGTTGTAAACGACCGGCAGCCCGGTAATGGTGCCGAGCTTGCTAACGAGGGCGTCAAAGCCGTCGTTAAAAATGTCGGTGTCCGGGGGCATTAGGCAACCTGTGGCCGGTTGCAACCCAACAGTCGCATAATGTCACCGAACGAGCCGCCCACGGGCGCGCCGGTGGCAAGCGGGTCAAAGCTTGCGTATTGGTCAATTGAGCCGCGCATACGGTACAAATAGCCGGCGTACATGACGGTTGCAAGTTTGGCCGAGTTGTTTGGGGCCGTGGTTGTGCTGTCGCTGTAGCCGGACTCGCGGCGGCGGTTCCAGCACCAATAGTTTGCGGCAGCTGTACCAAGCACCAAAAGGTCATAGTCAGCTGACGGGTTAGCCACGGTAAAGCCAAGCCAGTCCTCAACGTCGCCCACGCTAATCCACGTCACCGTGACCGTGTACGTCAGGACGCCGCTAGTTGGTGTGCGGGCTTGGTTAGCGGCTGTACGCGCAAACGCAATTTGATTAGGGATAATCGTGGCGGTGTCGTACAGATAATCGCCGTACTGGTCAACGCCCGCAAACAAGTATTGGGGCACAGCGGTCACCGTGTAGGTGCCGTTCCATGCGCCCATGCTTGACAGCGTGATTGTGTCGCCAACCTCAATAGGTGTGGGCGTGAGGGTCTGAACGACCCCCACGTTGTCCACTACCTGCGAGTTAGTGATTGTGTAGGTCGCCACTAGGCAACCCCCTTTGGTTGCTTAGAAGTCAAACCAAGCAAACTTGGTGTTGTCAATGAACAACGCCGCGAAGTATCCGCGCACGCTGATCTGACGACCGAGCACGTCCGGCTTCTCAATGCTCACGAGTCCTTTCATGGTCTCGTAGATCTCAAAGCCGGCGTACGGGCCTGCAGCCGTTCCGAGGCTAATGAAGTCGCCCGCAAAGTCAAGGCCCGGGTCAACGACAAGCGACAACCCAACCGGGTTGGCAATCGTTGACGCGGCCGACATTTGACCAGACGCATTCATCGGGTTGAGCGTCGGGAACAACGGACGCTTGGAGTCGTCCACAAGTGCGCCGATTGCCTCAAAGCCGGGCGTACCCATAAGGAGGTGCGTCGGCATGACGCGGCCCGCGCTAAGAACCTTCACAGCTCCTTCGTAAACCTTTGCAATGAAGCCTTCAGAAGTGCCGTCCCACGTGCCGACCGACTGGCCGCCACCAATGTTGTTGGCGAACTGCGCGCAAGCGTAGTTGGACGTGGCAATGGCGTACTGGTTCGCAAGGTCACGAAGCAGAATGTCAAGGGCTGACGGGTCCGAAAAGTCAACCGTCTGTTCGGACACCAAAACCGTGCCACCAAACGTCAGCTTGGTAACAACAATGTCGTCCACGAGCATCGTGGTGGACGACAGGCCGGTGAGCTCATTGGCCTGATTGGCAACGCTGGTGTGCGTCACAATCTTGGGACGAATAAACGTTTTTCCTGCACCGGGCATTGCACGTGCACCAATTGCAGTAACAATCGGGCGCAGCGGCGCAATGTTGTCAAACGTAGGCCCCAAAATCGGAACCGGGACAACGCCGGGGAAGTTGGCAACGGTCTGGTCGCCTGCGGCCGCGCTAATGGGCGAGTTGTGCTCAACCCAAAGCTGCACTTCGCGCTTGGCGGCTTCTGCGGTTTCGCCGCCACGAATGTACGCGCTCATGTATTCCGCAACGGTCGGGAGCTTGGTCGGCACACGCTTGGCCTGCGCCCAAACGGGTGCAGTCGGTGCGGGTGCGGGTGCTTCGGTGTTTGTGGTATCCATGTCGGCAGTCTCCTTTGCCTCGTTGTTTGTGATCTTAGTGGCAGCGACGCGGGTAATACGTGCATCTTTGTAGGCCGGTTCGGCTACGAGGCTGATTTCCCGCAACAGTCCTTTGGCGACCACGAGGTTGCCCGCGTCGTCATAAGTGGCGTCAATCGGGTCCACGCCTACTGACACGCTGTCAATGGCACCGTCTTTGACGAGCTCTAGCGCGTCGTTTCCGTCGCGGCTTGCGCTGATACGGGCGGTAAACAGCAGGGCGGTGGGGGTTTCCTGCACAGCCTGTACGACGCCGACGATTTGGGTGGAATCGTGGTATTTCATGAGCTTGGGTTTGCGGCCGGCCTCCACAACGAGGCTGCCGGGCTTAAAAATGACCGACTGGCCACCCGACACGGTTGCGGGCTTGTTGTATGGCACCGCCACGCCGCTAATTTCGCGTTTAACCGGCTCACCCTCACCGGCATTAACAACCGTGACGGTGCCGGTACATACAATACGCGGCCCCTCGTAGTTTCCGGCGGTCATGGTCACGGGCTCGTCCTCGGTCTTTTTTTCCTCTAGAAAGCCGCCGGGCTCAATGCCCTCGTCAAGCGAAATAGCAACCATTTGGTTAATGGCGTCTTGCTGCGATACGTGGCATCCGAGCACCTCGCCGTCGTCTTTAACAACCGCATACCCGGCGCACCCCTCGGCCTCCTCAGTCACGTAATACGGCATCGTCAACCCTCCTGTGGTGTAAGTGAGCTGCCCGAGCCAGCCGGGGCAGCATTGTCCGGCTGGCCCGAGAGCCCGTTTTCCTCAAGGTATGAGGAAACGTCTAACTCCACGTAACGCCCACGTGGGGTCACGCTGTTCATGCTGAGCGTTTGCTCAATGCACTCAATGTATGGCTTGCTGCCAAATAGGTACAAGTCTTGCCGCGCTTGCTGCGCGTTTTGGTACGTCATACCCGAACCGACGGGCGCATTGACAAGGTACGCAGGAATGTTTGCGACACGTGACAGCTCTACCGCTTGGTATTGACGTGCCGCAACCAGCTCCATTTTGGACGGGTCAATGTTGGATTCTTTCCATTCCACAAACTCGTTTAGTGCACCAATGGCACCGTTTTGGCGCGCTTCGGCCCATGCTGCTGCAAGTTCGGCAAGCTCTTGGCCACTCATCGGCTCCCCACCGCGCTGGTGCAGATAGCCGGCGGGCACCTCCATTGTCGCAAACCTTTCGGCTGCACGGTCAAGCCGCAACGCTGTCGTAATTGCGCGCTGCCCTGTCACAATAAGCGCAGGAACGGGCGACAAAAACTGTACGACGTCGCGTGTATTGAGCTGCACACCCTGAAAATAAATTTGGTTAGACGGTCCCCAATACTGTGCGGCGGGGCTTACTTGGTCCATGGTCGTAACGTCCACCGTCGGTATCCACGTAAATGCGCTAGGGAAACCCGCCGCGTTGCGCTCGGTCACAACCCAATAAGCACGTCCCCACATGATGAGGTCCTGCGTAGTGGAACTCAAAATAAAATTGCGGGTAACGTTCGGGTCGGGTTGCTGAAACCACGTGTCCGGGGGCAGCTCAATGCGCTCGTATTCGTCACCGTTCCATTGGCGGCCGTATTGTTTAATTTCCAGCGATGACACCATGCCGCAAATAAGGTCACGTGCGCGACTGATTGTAGGCACTTGCAACGCGGCAACAACAGCGGCGTTGTTTGTGTAGTTAACGAACTCGCCAACCATTGGGTTGCCCGCTGCAGCTGCGGCAACGGCAGTTTCCGGCCGGTTAACCATTTCTACGCGCTTAGGCTGAAAGAACCCCATACGGTGAGCCTACGCCACGCGGCGCGGCAAGCTGGTGGCAATGACCGGCTTACGGATACTTGACGTGGGACGGGCTGCTAGCGCGGCTGCAATGACAAGACAGCGGGCCAGCTCAATTGGTCCCGCTGATTTGGTTGAGCTGATCGCAATACTTCCGGGCGTTTTTACTGCGACGGCACGGCCGCAATGCTCGGCAAGCATGGTTTCCCCGGTGTGGGCTAGCTGCCGTTCGGTAATCATTTGTTTTACCAGTCCCGTGTATCGGGTTATTTCTTGATAGCCCCACACGTTGCGCCGATGTTGTAAGTCCGGGGGACAATGGGCGTCCAGCGTCGGGGTAATGTGCAATGCCACCCCGGGCTGGTCGGCTAGCTGTTTCCGTACTTCCAGCCAAAACCCCTCACGGGTGTCTGCCATAAACGCGACGGTGCACGTCGTTACACCCTCAGCGTTGGCGTTAGCTCGGACAGCGACGTAGCGGCCGTCGTCAACCGACACTTCGCAAGCCAGCACCCCACCCGGCAGCGGCGGTAGATCGGTGCGGCATTTGTCAAATTGGCCCGGTAGCAGCCAGCCGGCGTCGGTTTGGCACCACACGTTTACTGATGACCGTAGAAACCCGGCCCGGTTGGGGGCTGTGGACTCACGTTGTAAAACCTTGTGGGTAAGTGTGTGGCCGAGCGCAGGGTTGGCGTACGCCCACGCCTCGGGGGTCATGGGGTCCAGCTCGGGGGGTGGGCTGTATTCGGCAAGGTAAATGGGCGACGGTTGCCCGGTGTCCATGGCCCGTAC